TACACATCAATGGCAATAGATCCATTTTCTGGCCAGGTATGGCAAGAAACATGACTTTCTGCAAGTGCAATCACAATGGTACACCCCTGAGGTAAAAAACAATGTGAAAAAATATTAAGTATTGTCATTTGAGCACGTTCAATTCCGCGCTCCATTGTTTCTTGAAGGGAAATACCGTCATTTAGAAGGTCAAATTTTACATCATACACCTCTAAAAGTAGGTGTTTACCCATTGAATGTTGTTTCAATTATTCTATATTATTCTTAAAAATTTATTTATTTGATTAAAAAACCAATTCTTTTATAGTCAGTATCTTCTATAAAATTATATTCATCAAGATCATAAAGATTCAAATCTTTTTCGTTCCATATTGGAATTGCAACAGTATTATTATGTCTAAAATCTGGATTTTGGCGAAAATGAACTTCTATTAACTTATTTCCGATGAATTCGCAGTTGATGTATTCATAATCACCCTTTAAATCTTGTAGAATTTTGGGAAATTCAACTTTTTTATCAATTTTTTCCCATTTTTTCCACTTATAATAAGGATCTTCTTCATTTTTGGTGCCCAATACGACCAATTCTGACTCCTGATTCTTAAAATCAACACTTAAATGCTCTCCGGTAAAGATTTCACACCAAAATTCTGCTGGATGAATGTGGTCGGTGTATTTTTCAATCCATTCCTTACGAGAAAAACGCCCCATTCCAAGTAAATTGAAAGATGGGCGCACAATATAAAAGTCGGGTTTTGGAACAGAGGTGCCAATAGGACCACAAGTATAACCCAAAACCCGACTTAAGAATAATTTATTGTAAATCCAGAGGTCTGATGTATGAATATTATTCCATTCATCATTTCCGTCTAAAAAATACATTAACCTTTACCTTGCCCTCTATACTTTTTACGAGCTTTATTACGAGACGTAGCAGAATACTTGGTATGAGCACCACAACCCTGCTTAGTTTTCTTGGGAAGAGATTCAATAACCTGCTTTCCACCTGATGATTTTTTAATTGCCATTAGTTTTCTCCTATAATTTCAGTTTCAATTTCATTTGGATTTGGAGAACCTGTCTCATAAAACTGATTTGACAGATCCTCCATAGCATTGAAGTATTCTTCCTCTGTAAGATTGGAATAAATTTTACGACCTTTGCAGAGGATGTTGTAAAATTCGTTAGACATCAAATGACTCTTGTTTTTTCGTGACCGACTCTAATGCGAGGATCGCACCAAATTTCAAATCCTGCTTCCTTTGCATCCAAACAGAAACTCACGTCTTCTCCACACATATCCTGAACTTCACCAGATTCAAAGACTTGCATTTTAGGTGCAAACCATGGATACTTCATTTCAGAGTGTTCAAATACTCCGTGCTTAATTAGAAGCCAACCAAATCCCGCATAGTCAACGGTAAATGGTTTACGACGCTTACTGATGGACTCAACAGTTTCGTGATTCATGACTCCACCATTATTGCGGAAATCATCCTCTTCCATCCAGTGTGCGACCGATGTGGTATGACCATCTTCTGTTGCATACCATCCAGAGGCAATATTCTTATCCATTAGAACAAGTTGCCAGAACTTTTCAGTATTGAAGACAATATCGGAATCAATCCAAAGTTGCCAATCATATTTGAGTTTTCCATCCCAAGGAAGTTGATCCGGACCACGAAGAACATTTGCTCCAAGACATTTGCATCTTGCAAAGTTCACCATGGAAGAATAGTCCTGGGAAATTTGAATACTTGCTCCGGACTGTACTAAATCAAAACACAGTTGAACGAAGCTCTTTAGATAGGTATAGGATACTCCTCTTCCGGGAAGACAAAAGACAATAGACTTTCCTCGTACCATTTCTTTCGCAAGATCATAATCCCATTCTAATTCTTTATTTGATGCCACTGGGGCATTTGCTTTTACGGTAAATCCTTTAGCCATAATTGAAAGTAGTTACTTCAGTATCATACAATATTATGTAGCAATTGTCAATCTGTACGTTCTGTGAGAATTACTTCATCTCCTTCAATCTTAAATTGAATTTCAGTATCTTCGTACCATGAAAGTTCATTTGCCACAATCTCTGGAATAATCACATAATAGTCGCCAGTAATTGGATCAACCTGTATGGACTCAAAAATTTCTCCGGAATTTTTTTTCATCTTCGTGTTTATAAAACCTTATTTTATTTTTATATAGCGAAAAATATTTTTATATTTGGTGTTTATATATCTCTCGCTTCCGTAACACTTTGTAGGTTAGGGGGACCCATGGTTTTTATATACGGGGCGGCGGGGGGTCGGCACCGCGCCAAGGGGACTGTCCTATCACGAACGACCAGACTGCCCCCTCACGAACGCCTAAGGGTCAGAAGCGAACTGCCAGATCAGAGTGCCCGACGCGATCTGCCAGACGGTCGCGGGCAGCGGCGATACGGTCGGCACGGTGCTGATCACGGGCACGGATCATCACCGCCTCAAGGTCGGCAACCATCACCCGACCCATACCGGTGACGCGGGTGATGGTCATCCCCTTACCAGCGCCAACGGCATGAGATGCTCCGCCTGCGGGGAGGTCGGCATCACGAACCGAACCGATAGCAACGCCGCGCCCGTGCTGAGCGTTACGGGTCAGGGTCTCACCTTTACGGGGACCACGGCGGGGAAGGCGGGTGACGGTGAAGTTCATCGGGTCGGTTGCGGTTGAGAGTATTGTAGCACGAATGAGGCGGGGGAGGGACTCACCCCTGCTGACTGACCCACCCGCTAATGGGGCAACGGTGCGGGGCGAAGTGCGTCTCAGAAAACTGGGCGGCGATGGCGGTAGCGGACACACCCCAGTGGATGTACTGACCGGGGCGGGAACCGTTCTTCAATTGGTCGGCACGGGAGATCCATTTGATCTGGCGGGTCTTCAGGTCGGAGCAGGCAGCGTAGGGGTAGAGGGTCATCGGTCGGTGGTGGTGAACTGCGTTAATTGTAGCACGGATGGGGGTCAGCGGTGCCCCAAGCGAAAACCCTGTGCCAGCAGGTTGACCGGCACAGGGGTTAGATATTAGAACTGAATTTCGGTCAGAGTAGGAGTAGCAGCGGAATCAGGACCGACACTACCAGGAACCCCATCAGCAATTGAATCAAGAATTTGGAGAATCTCCGAACCATTGGAACCTTGGCGAAGGAGTGAAAGGAGAACATCGCGGGACATAATTAAGAGAGAAAAATGTTAATGAAAGTGTGGGAGGACTTACCGATGCACCGCTAACGTGCCTCCAGGTTTGTATTAATTAGAAGTCGAAAACGTCGCCGTTGATTTCTGCGCGGTTGACTTTAGGGTCCGCCCACTTCACACCGTCGCGGGTTTCTTTAGCACCGAATTCGTAGAACATTTCCAGCAGTTCTTCATAGCAGCAGATTTCATTCTGCTCAATCAAATCCTGAATCCCTTCGTCATTCTGAATCCACAGAACAACGTTCCAGGTTTCGTAGTTTGTCCAACCGTTGTAGGTGGTATCGGTCAGGCAGGTCTGGTAGGTTGCGGTTGCCATTTGGTTGGGGTTGTTTGGTATGAATCAAGTATAGGGGGTCGGAGGGGGGTTCGGGGGCGGCGTTGTGCCACCCCCTCAACTGTCCTCAGAGAGCACCGTTTTCGTTCAGGATGCCGCAGGCAAACTCCAGACCGCTGCCCAGATCATAGATTCCCAGATACAGGGTGCCGATGCTAATGCCCAGGTATTCTCCGGAAGTTTGGGGAGCGTTCAGGTCGAAACCGAAATAGAACAGGTCGGCATCAATCAGGTTGTGAGTGTTGAATTTCATCGGGGTTCGGGGTGTGAACTGAGTTAATTGTAGCAGGTCAGGGGACGGGGGGAGACCCCTTGTGCCACTATGCCAGGTGGGCGAACTGTGCCAGGGAGGAGGGGGCGATGTGAGAGGGGGACCCGCAGGACCGATAGAAGTCTACCATACGCTCTGCCTCTGCCAGGGTCGGGAACCACTGGGAGCGCCACTCACACTCGCCGTAGGGGGTCTGGTAACGGACTTCGATTCGCATTGGGTTGGGTTGTTTGGTATGGGATAATTCTAAGGGGTCAGGGGGGCATCCGCTGCCCCCGGTGTGCCAGTCCCTCAGGCGGCACAGAGGGCGGATTCCATCATCACCTGCCGAACATCCATCCGGGTGTAATCATAACCTTCCTGCTCCTCCAGACGCACAACGTATGCATTAGCAGTGGAGAGGCAATCAAACAAGCGGAGCGATTCGAAGTCCTCACCTTCATAATCCCAACCACCGATGACAGCGTAGACTTGCATTTGAGGCTCTCCGTTTGGTATGGATTAATTATAGGGGGTCAGGGGGCACCAGCGGGGGTGCCGTGTGCCAGTTCTCAGGGTGTCACACCATCCACCAGTTCCTGCAGAGTTTCTTCATCATACACTCCGGCAATTTCATTCAGTACATCTTCCGGTCCCATGTTGCTCATGTTCTCTACAATCGTATCATAGGCAAATTGCACCAGACATTTGACATCCATCTCATCTACAATACGCTCGGCGTAGTTTTCAACCAGTTGATTCAGTTGTTGGGAAGTGAGGTTCATTTCAGTGAGTGTTAAGAATGTGACGAAAATCAAGGGATTTGATACACCAACCAGTGGCACAAGTGATTTCTTCAACTAAATCATCTTCATCATCAGCATCCCAGATTTGACCGATAGTTTGAGATGCTAACCTATCTTTATCATAGGCATCCATCTCATCTTCATCATCAAAGTCAAACTCAATTCCGGTGATTTGAAACTTCATTTACGCAGGGGAGAATTGAAGTAGGAACGAAATACTGTAACCACGATGATTGCGGTGCTAATCACACCAATCAAACCGAGGAAGGTAACAGCGTTGCCAGTAAAGTTCAGAGTGTCAGGTGTCATCATCAGTAATCGTAGTTGGCGTTCAGGTACTCATTCACATCGAACTTCTCATCACGAAGTTCGGGAATGTCAAGGTCAAAAATCTCACCTTGACTGTCGGCAATCTCACTCCAGAGTTCATCAAACATTGTGGGTTTCCCTCTCAACAAACATAGTATGGCACGGGTTGGGGGGCATCTCAACCCCCCGTGTGACAGTTCCTCAACCGGCACACTGGAACCGACCGTGGTTGAAGTTGGCATAACTGAAGACCTCACGATTCACCAGTTTGAACATACCAAACTCATTGGTCATCACGTAACCCTCAGCATCAATACGGTTGCCGTTGATGTATGCTGCAGGACCATCATTGCGGCACAGGAACAAACAATCATCCTTGATAGACTTCACCAGTGCCCACAGTCCAATCAGGTTAGGGTCACAATCAAAGTCGGCAGCAGTGATAGTATCACCCGAACGAATGCAGGCGTTGAGTTGTTGCTTAATCTTTGCCGCTTCCTTTACAGAAACGAACTTCACAGCAAGTGCCATCACACGGGCGAACTTACAGACCTCCTCAACATCAGCGAAGGACTCCTGATTGTGCAGGATGTATGCTTCGGGTTTCACGAACTTGACGTGTTGAGTGTCAGTCCAGATGCTACGGTCAGGCATTGCCACAGCGTCACGAAGATCGCTCTCAGCATAGTAACACGTATGCGGGGCAATGATAATGTTTTGCGTTACAATGTCACCGAACTGATAGGTGATGGTGTTAGGAGTGTACTCATTCAATCCACCGAAACCGATGAAGTCTCCCTGATAGATTGTCTTCACACGGGGCAGATGATCGAAGCACGAATGCAGAATCTGTGCTACATTCCCCTCATGGTTTGCATCAATGTCCTCATGCGATTCATTGATTTTGATTTTAACTTTGTTGAACACACTTTTGGTGCCTACGAAGAAGTTTCCGGTGGCAGGATTCGTGCCCCAGACAATAGCAGGAGCACCATCAATCTTGACACTCAGAGTGCCAGAATTCACGAACCAATCCAGAACAGAAAGGTCTCCCGTCAGGATGGTATCTTCGGGGTGTTCGAGGTGGGTGTTTTTCATACTGTTAGTATGGCACGGCTGGGGTGCCAACGCAACCGGTAGGGTGCCAGTTCAGGAAGTGGCACAGGACCCCTCCCCCTGCCCCTCTAAGGGGTTTATAATATGGGGACAAGGGAGAGAGGGGCAGGGTCGCCCTGATGACGCAAACGGTCGCCACCGGGGCAGCTTTGAAATAGTTATATAATGCAAGAAAAAAGGAAAGGGCACCACCCCTTTCCTTATAACCTCTACCACCAATATTGTACAGTATGATTAGCACCACAGGAGTAACTTTTACTTAAAGAGAGGCAAACTCTTTCCTCTTGAATTATACCCTAGAACGAAGAACTAAACACATAACCATCCACGAAGTCGAAATCATACTTCATACTTTGCTCCCAAGTTGCTTCCCAGTCAACAACAAGAAAGGAAGGAACATCACCGTAGACATCGTTATAATATTCTTCGGCAAAGTCAGCACCCGAATCATAATGCCCAC